ATCTATTTTAAGTGCGTTTCCACACTATTGAGTTCGGTTGCATTATATCACTTTTTAGGAACTTTGTCATTATTGAATGTCCATCCTGTACCATTGAGGTTTTAGATCTGCTTTCTTGCAAAGTTCCCTATAGCCATTTTGGGTTTTGTTTATTTTGCGCTCATAGCGTTCTACTTCTTTTTTGTCTTTAGGGTTGTTGGTTTTGTTAAACCTTGTTTGTGCTTGGGTTAGTTGTTCTTTGTCTTCTCGCACTCTTGTTTCAAGCTGTCGCATTTTGTTTGATGCGTCCCTTCGGTTCATACCTCCTAGCTCTTTGATTGGTTCTTCGGTAAACTTTTTCATTTCGTCTAATTGCTCTTGAGAATACGCCGGTTTGCTAACTCCTTTGACAATAGGTTTTATTCTGTGCTGACAGTTATTCGTCCCTATCTGTCGTATTCCTTTTCGCTCTACCACCCATTTTTGATATTGTTTAGGCGTGAATATTCTGCCTTGTATGTCTTGGTGGTCTTTAGCGCATAGGCCGTGTGCGTCTATCTCAATTGCGTCTGCTCCAAATTCCTCGCCGGTTATCTTATCGACTTGTATCTGCATTTGTCGCACACCATCAAGTACATTCATTCTAACGGCTGTGTCTAATCGCCTAGATCTACCACCTGCATATTCAACCTTTGGTCCTAGTTTGGTTGCCCCTCTTATTGCTTGGTTAATTGCGTCTTGGTAGTTTGACGCGCCACTATGAACGGCCATTATTGCTTTGTCGATACAGCGTTTGTATCTTACATCTATTGCTGATGTATTCGATAGGTTTCTAAAACTCCCATTGGTTATCTTTTCTATTGCCACTAACTGATTAAGGATTCGCCTATTCTTGTTAAACGGCAACTGCACTACATTCTTTGCTTTATAGAACTTTGCCATTTCTTTATAGGCTTTGCGTCCTTCTTTAGTTATGAGTGCGTTTGTTTGTTTAATTGTTTTAGATCCGGCTTTTTTAAATTCCTTTTTTATTAGGTTTAAGTTTACTTGGGTTTGGAGTTGCTGATCCATTACATCAAAGTCACCATTCTCTATGTCTGCGACTTGTTCGGCAAGCGTAGTGATAAAATACAAGTTAGCCTGTTCATATATGTTTGCTATCTTATATGCTTTTTTGGTTAACTTATCACTTGCCATTATTCAACTCCTATTGATTCTTCCGGTTCTCCCATACTTTCTAAATCGTTATATATATCCGTTAAAGCGTCTATGTCTTCGAGTGCTTTTTCGGCATCTTCTCTGTCTTCACCGAATGCCCACATTCTCGCTTCAATCTTGTCTTCGATTCCCATGTCAATTCGTTGCTGATGTCTGTCTAGCTCTGTTTGGTAATCTTCGAGTATGCTGTCATTCCAATTAATCACCAATTTACAGTTGCCCTCTACTTCATAGTATTTCTCGGCTAAATAACTTACAGCCTTGAACATATCCTGTAGTGCGTTTTCTAATGCCTCTTGGTTATCGACTAGCGTGTGGTATCTGCGCTCTTTTAGCGTTATAATCTCTGTTGCTGTTCGAGCTACACTATCAACCTTTGACAACGCTCCTCGCTCCATTCCTATTTTATCCTCAATTCGCATTAGGTAATTGTCTAGGCCGTCATTATAGTTGCTGTCCCTCAAGCTCGGATTATACGCTTTCCAAGTGTCAATGTCTTGGAAGTCCAGCTTGCGATACAAGCGTTTCTTTGTTTGCTCTACTTTTATTTGGTCAGTTAATTCGCTTTGAGGAAGGATTGCGTCTTCTGATACATCAACGGCTAGTTGTCCTCCTTCGTACTCCCAATCAAGACGGTCAAACTGTTCATCGACTTTCTTGATCAAGGCCTTTGCCGGACTAAATATTGAGATACCAACAGGACTGTCTATGTCAATATTATTAGCTAGTGGTGTTCGGTAATATCCAAAGCAGGTACCCTCGATTCCTTCTTGCACTACTTTAGGGTCAATGTCTGCCCACTTGTCAACCGTTGATAGTGGTATCTCTCTACCTAGATTTCTGTTCTTGCCTTTGTAGGCCTTATTCTCAATAATGACATTGTCGCCATCTAGTGTTTGTCGCTCCACTCTTGTGTATGTGACTTTTCCGCTTTGTATTTGCTCACCAAATGCGATGTCAGTTACATTGCCATCATCATCAAATGCAAGAATTAAAAACTGTCCTTGTCTGCAAAAATCAATGTTGATTCCACCGTTTGAGATGTAAGGCCTAAACACTATACCACCAACAGCCATTCCTTTTTCGAGCTGTTCCTTTAGTCTTGGTAGTAAGTGTTTCTCTATCTGCTCTCTTACAAATATAGCCTTTTCACTCTCTCCGGTTACTTCAATCTTTGCCTCTGTTAGTATTTGCGATGAAAGAGTTTGACATATCGTTTGTGGTGTGCCTAGTGTCGACTCACACGCCCAATGTGGATTGTCGCAATACATATCCTCCCATTCTTCAATGTTAGAAATCATGTTATCGCTGACCGGTGTGTCGTATTCTTTCTTGATTAAGTTGATTAGGTTATTCATCCCATTACTCCTTTTAAATCTGCTATTATAGGGTCAATGTATCCCTCTTTGTCTTTCTTAAAGTAAACCTCTCTAATGTTAGATGCTACTGTGTCAGGACAGTCATCGTGTTCTGCGTTCTCATTGTAATCGAGTATCTGTTGTACGAAGTCATCGTCCGTGCCACTAACAAAATAAACATTCGGCCATGTAGCCTTAAGGTATGTTGTTATCTTTATGTATTTATTCATCGACTCATGGTATGGTTTAGTGCGTAATCCAAATGCTTTTAGATCACGCGCCACCATTCCTTTGTCTGCGTTCTTTTCTAAATAAACTCTGCCACATAAGTGCTGTCTGTATAGTTTGATTATGTCATCGTAGCAATCAATCACATGCTTGGTCCAACATTTACCTAGTACATAATACTTGCCACTTATTCGGTTAATGATTGATACGGCCGTCCAATCTTCACCGTCATAGCCTGCATCAATATGCATCTTGCCGTTTGTGATTAGTTGTGCGTCTTCTCCTATCTGTGCGTTTGCGAATATAATATTCTCGCTTGCTATATGCTTTAGCTCGTAGTTAACGGCAAACCTAGACGCTGTCATTGTGTCTTTCTTTTCTTGGATAGCCTCATCACTCATTATGCCTGTTGAGTAACAGTCCCACCTTTCAGGCTCCGGCATCAGTGTAAATGCATCGTCTTGGTGCCACGGTGTACCGGTGTTATAGATACGGCCTTTGTCTGTCTTTAGGTTTTGTAGCTCTTGGTATGCTGTCTTGGTTGCGTCCCTATCGGCTTTTGATATTCTATCCTTTAGCGTTACGATATCATCTGTGAATATATGGTCGTAGTGCTTACCGGTTAGTGATGCCTTGATTCCCATTCCTACCAACTGACTTGAACCTCTTGTGTCTGTACACAGATTAGTTGATATCTCTGTCGCGTTATCGGTTGTTAGTTCTAGTTCGATGTTGTGTATCTCTCTTACAAGCTGTCTTGTTAGTGGGTGCTCTAGTATCTTCTTAACCTGTGCGATTATCTCTTTGATATCATCATCGGTCTTTCTTAAAAACAGCGTTCTGTCATTTGGTTTTAAAATAATAAGCATTACAAGTGCTATGGCCACGCATGTTGTCTTAAAAGCGTTACGGTGTGCTTGGAGGGTTTTGTCTTCTTTTGCTGAAAACATGTCCCTGATCCATCCGTTATGTAGTTCACCTAGTTTGTCAAAGCCTACAGCGTTAGCAAACTTACTCGGCTTTCTTATCAGCCATAGTGCTGAATTCTTCTTCAATCATTGCCTCCAATTCTTTTACTGTTTCAGGGTCCACCTCGCTTGTTTGAATTTTCTGTATCGGTGCCTCCCCTAGTGTATCTCGAATTAGTTTGTATGCTTTGACATTGCCTTTGAGTGCCTGCTCTATTAGTTTGAGTGTAATGGCCTCTGACTTTGTAATCTCACCATCGCTTGTTTGTATTTTAGTTTCAAGCAATAATTCTAGGTGCTCTTTAAGTAGTTTGCGCTTTCTTCGTGACTCGCCACTTTTAATTCCACCTTTTCTTCCGTTTTTCACGGCTTCTTCACGGTTTTGTTCACTTGTAAAGTGTTTTAAATTTTGCTCGTTAGCCATAATCTCAACTCCCTTGCAAATAATCAGTTTTCGTGATAAAATAATCTTGCGTGGGTAGTCTAATGCTATGCATTGGATTGAGCGACTGTAATGGTCGCTCTTTTTTTATATATCTAGGCTTTCATAAGTCTTTTTAATCTTATCAAACTGAATAGCAATCCAATCAATCATTTATTC